GTGGTTTGTTTTGCTCCTGCTCCACCAGTTAGAGCCTTTAACATTTCAATATATTTAAGCAAATCTTCTTCTTCTTTAGCTTTTTCGGCTTCTTCAGTTGCTTTATCAGCATCAAACTTTTTTAAATTAAATAAATAGTCAAGTTCATTTTGAAATGACTCTTGTTCCATTTTTTTAGCTTGAAGTCCAAACTGTAAAAGTTGCATGGCTTTACCCAAACCCTCAGATAATACGTCTTTGCGTCTACCAATATCAGTTGAAATATCAGCAAGTTCCTTAGCTGTTGCTAAAGTTTGTCCAGTTGCAGCCCGCTGTCCAATTAAGGGATCAACAACTCCTTGCATATTTTCAGGTTGAGTTACATTTCCTGACGATTCACCAAGTGGTCCTTGAACTGGAAAATAAGTTTGTGCTAATTTAGTGTCATGAGCAAAAAGTTGCTGTATTTTATCAGATTGAGCGGCTCTCATATCTTGAACTTGACGATCGGTTGCGGGTGAATATTGAGCCGTTGCATCAGAAACATTTTTTTCATACCCACCAATATCAGCTCTACTTTTATCAAGAGCTCCCTGTATTTGAGAAACACGATCTGTGTTTGCTACATTCGGATTTTCATTTAGTTGTGCCATAATATTTATATAATTTTTATCCTAAATCATTACTTGCTCGATATTTGGAATATGCTTCCTGATATTTTAATGGTGCCATTTGTGTATTGGCTTTTTCTCTTTTTTCCTGTTCAATATCAAGCTGTGTATCTCTCCATTTTCTATCCTGCTCATCAGACCCTCGAACCTTACTAATTCCAGCGGCCTCAGTCTGACGACTTAATGCCCTTTTTATTGCTTGTTGTCTAAGTTGTTGTCCCTGCTCCATTGGAGCTCCAATAAATTTAGAGTAATATTCGGAAGTTGGAGCTTTTGATGTCTCCTGTCCCGTTGGAATCTGTCCGACAAGTACTCCACGTTTATTAGCCTCGCCCTGTGCACTTAATGTTTCTTGACCTGATTTTATTGTTTCCTCAGCCGATGATTGACCATAATCCTCAGAAGCATACCTTAAACCTCTATCATAATCTTCTTGAATATATTTTTTAGCAAGCTCAACGTCCCCTTTTGCTAAGTTAAGTTTTTGGGAATAATAAGGGGTTAGCTCATCATAAGCCTGTTGACGAGCTGCTGTCCAGTCAAAGTTAAATTTTGGATATGTTACGTAATCAGGCATAGTTTTAAATCATTAAATTAAAAATAGATGCTGCCCCAAAACGGGTAGAAACAAGACCATTATAATAATTAGTTACTTCTGTGTCAGACCAAGCTCTACTAAATATAGCTACTTCATCAATTATTCCATCTGTATAATTACTATTATATCCGCCTGATCTTCCAATTGAAAAATCACTGGCCGTTGCGTCAACTGTCCCAGTCACTCCAGTATCATCTTTTTTTGTACTATTTGACCAGATTGTTTTAGTGGAAGTTGCGGCGTTCCATACTCCACATACAAAATTCCATCCTAATTTTACTATTGGAGTTGTTGAGATTGTTTCAGCAGGAGTTAATCCAGTTACATTAAATTTAGGAACATTACCCGCTGCTATAAATAAATCTGGATTATGATTTGAGCTACTATCTGCTCTGGCTGCAATATCATAACGATTTATTCCTGTATCCGTTGCTAAATACACCCACGCCATCCAAGTTTGACTCCCTGCTATCGCAAGTTTTGGACAAGATGCCGCCGCTATTGTTAGATATTGAGATGATGCCCTTACATGATTTGAACCATTATTAAATTTACCAGCAACAAATGTTGTACCATTAACATTGGTTAAATGATAACTATTAGTACTACTATCGTTTACATCATCAAGTCTCCAGTAACCCTGGAGACTTGTATCATAAAATAATGTTGTATTCCAAAGTTCTATTGCACTCATTTTACATATTTAATCCTAATATATAACCAAGATAATTACTTGCACTGGTACAAATAAATCCAAATGAATCAATTTTACCAGTGGTTGTTGTTAGGGTTGGAGTAACTCCATAAGCCCATTTAATTGTTGAAAACCAAGTGACTGTGTTTGAGCCCCCATTAATAAGATTAATTACAAAAGGTTGCCCAACTGATACATTAGAAAGAGCTAATGTTCTATTTCCACCAAGTGTTACAGTGTGAATATTTGAGCCTACCAAATCGAATGTAATTGTTGCCCCATCAGTATCAGTAGTTAATGCCTGAACTGATCCATTTACGGTTGGTTTAGTAATTGTTGGATTTCCTGCGATTGTTCCTGTAATAGTTGGCCCTGTTATTGTCGGTGAAGTTAAAGTCTTATTTGTTAAAGTCTCACTACCAGTTTGAGTAGCTGCCGTTCCTGCAATTTTAGTTGCTGCAATAGCCGCTGTTGCTGAAATATTGGCGTTTGATATAGAACCATCATAATCATCTATAATGTTATCAAATTCTGCATTTAAATCTGCGGCGGTTAATACATCTCCAGATGACCACTCTTTGACGCGACTTATAGTACTCGTAAATTTATCCTCCTATCTGAAAGTAATTTTTAATACCCCACTTTTTACTTTCATTTGAAATGGGTCTTTTAAATGTTATTTTATAATGACAAATCTGACAAAGCGTTCTACAATTTTCCATTTTAAATCTAAGGTTTTTAAAATCAGACCATCTTTGTATGTGGTCAACATGTAAAATTCCTCCCCTTTTCCAACATATTTGACAAGTATAATCATCTCGTTTTAAAACCTCTTTCCTTAACCACTCAAAGATTTTTCTTTCTTTTCTACTTTCTGTAGAAATTCCACCTTTCCAATTTATATTTTTTTCTCCAATGACCCAAGGAGCTTTTCCTCCTCTATTCCAACTTGGTTTACCAATTAATCTTCTTCTTGAATTTTCAATCGCTTTTTTTCTTATATCTGGGATAAAAAGGTTTTTACCTAAACCTAATTCTTTTGCTTTTTTACTCATCTGCTTTTTTCTTTCTTTACTTAATTTTCTTCCCAAATTCCATTTACCAACTAATTTCCCCCAATTACCGATTTTTTTACATTTTGGGCTACAATACTTTGGTCTTCCATGCGATTTGTTTTTAAATTCATTTTTACAAGTTTTGCAAATGTATTTTTTAGCCATTCCATAATTCCAAGATTTATTTCCTTTAATAAATCTTGTTTTTTTACCACCCTCAACGAATAATTTTATATTTTTAGGTATCATTTTTATTTATCTGAAATTGGTAACTTTTTCATGAAAATCAGCTCCCAGTCCCTAATTGTAATTGAACTTGTGGCTGATGTATCATAAAGTTTAAATTGTAAATAATAACTTCTATTTTTAGGAAACGTAAATCTATCTCTTGATAAATCAGTTGACCCAAGCCGTGATGTATCAAGAATAATATTATCAAACACTGAGCCTGTTCCAGATAGATTTATAGTTCCTAAATTGTCATATGAAAATCCGTCTTTTGCATAATCAACAGTTACATCATAATTTCCAGTTTCTTCACTTCGAACATATAACCATTTATATTTATTTTTATGTTCAGGTTCATCCCCGCCATATCGCCTTGAAATTACTTGAAAATTAATAGCGGTTCCATTATCATCAGTTGAGCTATCAAAAACATAGGCCTTAGATACATCAGTTGCTTCTCCAAAATATACTTGGGGAGTTGTTGTTACTGAAAAATCAATAATAACTGAGGCATTTATTCCAGTATGTCTTGACCAACCCTTAGTTATTGTGTCATAAGTTAAAACTAAATTATTTGTGGTTGAGGCTCCATTTGTTAAAGCAAACCAGACATATCTTCCATCAAAAAATCCAGCTGTATTTTCAAGTTTAGCCTTATTTAATCCATTCATTGTCCCCTCAATATCCTGAGAAATTATTCCATTGTCAACAATTACTCCATATAAAGTTCTCATAATTGAGCGAAAATGTGGAATATTACCTGAAAACGAAATGTAAAAGAGCTCATTACCCGTATTAACTATTGAACGATTGGATAATGTTCCAAGTCCAGTTGCCCTTTCCTCAACTGATGAGAGAGTGAGAGCCGCTGTGCCAAAGTTAGTCGCTGCCCAAACTCGTCTTTCTTTAAAAACAAAAAGCTCATCTTTTAAGGTTTGAAGACCTGTAATTTCATCTCCGTCATTTGGGTTTACATCTAAATCAGACGATGCTCCCCCCGTAAATGTTTCTGGATCTCCAAGCACTGAACTTTGTAATCTGTTTTTATTTGTACTAATGTTTGCAACATGTAATTGATTATGAAACCATTTTGCATACTTTCCCTTTGGAATTGCCGCAACTGTTGAAATTGCCGTCCCATTATATTTTGGAACGGTTGATGTGCCATCAAAAAAATAAACTGCGTTATTGGCCATGACTATGTCAATCTGGGCGGTTGTACTTAGTACCCCAGATCCACTTGTTATAAGAGCCCAATTTCCAGATCCAGTCCATTTATAAATTGACCCGTTAAATACTCCAATTAACTCTTTTGTTCCATCTGAAAATTTAGCTCCAAATAGTCCCTGACATGGCTTATCAAGTTCGATATCATTTCCAATCAAAGAATAACCAGTTCTTTTAACAATCTCACCAGTTTTCAAAAAACAATTTAAAGCGTCTGCCAAATATCTTGGTTTTAGCTGTTCTGGTGGATCACGATCGTTATAACCGATAAATTTACTTTCTCGAATTATATATCTTGGACTTGGCATACTTAATATGGTCCGCCCATATCAGCGGAAATACTATCTCCTAGAACATCCATAACAGATTTCCCCTCCTCTGCCAGTTTATCCTTTAGATCCTCCTGCATTTTTAAGGTGCCACGCTCATATTTAGCGTCAAACTTATCTGCATTATCTGTATCTTGTGAACCAAACCTTAAAGCCTCACTCATTGCTCCATAAACTATATTTATCCAGTATTGGTCTGGATAGGGAATATCAATAGTTGAGCTATCTGAGGATAAATCAGCAACTTCTGGAATGTACCAAATTTTAACCGCATTTGTTCCTGTTTTGTCTGGTTTTGGAATAAATCCAATTACTGTATTTGCTCCATATCCATAAGTATAATAATAGGCATTTCCAAATACTTTAAGACCAATTCCAGCGTTCTCATATCCCAAATCACGTCTTACTGCATCTATATTAAATATTGGTAAACATCGAGTTGGAGCACCTGAGGTGGTTGTTACATCATAATTTAGCTCAACACGCCTTAATTTAAAAATATCAGTTGGAACTCCGTCACTATTGTCATATTCTTCTTGGTCAGCAACTGTACTAAATGTTGTTGAAGTTACAAAATAATCCTCATAAGCGGTAATTGCATTAACTCGAACTTTATGATAATAAATGTTAAGTAATCTATTTAACTCAGCGTCAGACCAATCTAAAGCTGTAGCCTCATCAAGATAACTTCTCATTTGTGTTCTTATTGTTGAAAGTGTTTTTGACATTTTTTTACAAAAAAAATCGCTCGAAACCTTGCGGCTCCCAGCGGAAATTATTTTCCTATTGGATATATAATACTAACAAATAAGTTATTGTCCTGTCAAATCTAAATTTGACGAGGCTGTTGCTTCTTTATAGTCTTCATATTTACATACTGAATATGTATTATGTAATTCTATTATACCCTTATTAAATCGACACGCTTCAACAAACCCACAAACTGTGGTACTGCTTACCCCATATTCATTAACTTTTAATACTGCCAAAATAGTTACAAAAAGTAAAGTAATAAATAAACATGATTTAATATAATCTAATATCATCTTGCAAAAGGAATAAATCCTGAACTAATAATATCTTTTACTGAGGTTATTGTTTCATCAGCTGGAGAAAATGAAGCTACTGATATACCATATAATGTAGTTGTTGACGTCCAAGAAACTACTTGATCACCAGCTGGAGTAACATTACCATTTGTATCTTCAAGACTACCAAAATTTAGTGAAACTGCTCCTGTCCATCTATCTGTTAATACAGGAGTAGGACTTCTTGTAGAAGCTAACCCTCCAACAACCCAACAATTATCAGAAATAGTTGTTATTGTAATTGAAGGATTGGCTGAAACACCATTACTTACTCCATTTACTGCATCTGGTTGTCCACTTTGAGATACTCCAGTCCAAGAAACAGCTCCAGCATTACAAGATACCGTACTTCCAGTAAAACTTACGGATATTTCATTACTTCCAATAGCGGGATTTAATAAATACCATAAACTTATTTGTGCATTTGGAGAAGCTCCCGTTGTCCTTTTTGAACCCAATAATGTTAATGAAATATTATTATAAGTTATACCAGTACAATTTGGACCACTACTTGCCCTAACAACAACGGCAATAATCAATACTAAATTTGTTCCTGTACATATATGATTCCACTTTAAAGGACTTGTAGAAGTAGTAGTTCCATTAGAAGATGAATCAAATTGTATTGCCATATTTACACTTCATAACCACAAATGGTTACATAACAAGTAGCTGTACTTGTTGTAATAATTAAATCAGCCTCATCCTCGCTACTATAAAGGGGGGTCGTGAAAGAATGTGACCATCCGCTATTTGCGGCAAGTTCTGCTTTCCATACTACACTATCTCCAGCTACTAAATCATCTTCAAGTGTTACAGTTGCAGCCGCTGATACGTTGATAAATATATCTGTTATATACCATCTTTTACCAGAAGCAGGACTCCATACTATCCCATCAGTTACCGCCCCAGCATTTGTATAATATTTTTTTACATGAAGTGTATTTCCAGCAAGTTCATAATCATTTGGACCAACTTTACCAATCGTATTAAGTCCGCCAGTTCCTGCGGAAAATGCTGTAGTTGCTGTCCCTGGTGTTATTGCCATATTATCGTCCTGAATTTTCATCAGAAACTTCTAATATACGAATATCTGAGGTTGCTGATGAAACAATTCCATAAATAATCATACGAGACCCAGCATCAATCGCTGGTGAATAAGTTCCCGCTGGAATTGGAAGTCCATTTGAAACAGTTACATCAGACCCTCCAATATATACAGTTTGACTTGAATTATTATAAATAGTAAGAGCTCGTCTATAACTTAAAACCTCAGCGGGAAGTGGTGTTAAAGTTGATGTTACGGTCACCGCCCTTGATTTAGCAAAACCATTAAGTGAATTTATAGACATATGAGTAACTGGCATTGGGTATTTCTGGGGAGGGAAGTTTTCAACATGCACTTTCATTCCAGTTGGCATTTGAGTTATTGGCATTTTCGAGGGAAGTGATTTAATTTCTACAGTTAATACTTTAAGAAGCTCAACAATTTGTTTTCCCTCAATCATTGGAGAAGTTGGTTCTGGAAATTTAATTTCAGGAAACTTAATCTCCCTTTGAGGCGGAACAACAAGTTTTATTTGCTTAATTGCCCTTTGTACATCAACAAGAGCATCGTAAATAACTGAAAAATCAAATTCAGTTGGAAAATTAGTCACAGCCACATTTCCAACAATTTTTGAGAGTTCGGGAATATTTACTTTAAGTTCTTTAGCTTCAATTTTACGAAGTAAATTCTCTATTTCCTTATTTACAGTAACCAAATCAGTTGTCTTAACTGATATCTTTTGAGATAGTTTACTACCATTTGATATCTTACTATACTCAACAAGAGAGTATAACTTATCTGCAATTTCACGTAAAAGTTGACTATCTTCACTTTTTTCAACCTTTACCCTAAATATATTGTTTTTAGCCAAATTATCAAGGGTTGACCTAATATTTCGTACAACTAAATCAACAAAAGACCCAAGCATGTTTTGTTTTTCTTGTCTTTGAAGATTATTTTCATTTTTAAAAAAATTGGGAGATATCATATATAAAAAAACCACTGAAACTCAGTGGAATTATTTTCCTAATGGGTAATTTAGTCTATCAAATTATAACTATTATTGTCAAATCTTTTATTTACTTCTCTGGCTTATATGGTTTCCCGCTTAACTTTGCTTAATGGCGGATTAATTTCCTGATAGTAGCTTTTATCTTCACTCATTTTTTTTCTTCAACTTTTTTTCCGTCAAAAAGTTCACTTATTCGGCCATATACTAAAGCTCCATAAAATATACCGACTCTCTCTTTAATAAATGCCATTTGCTCAATAGTTAGGTCAATCTCATCATGAGCGTAAAGTTTAATACCAATTTGAAAGGCTTGATTTTTCTTTTCAGGAGTTAATTTATTCTCATTATTCTCAGCAACCATAGCTGTTGCAATAATTGAGCGTGCCTCAACTGGCTTTTTAGTAACCTCATCAAGCATGTCCTCACCTTTAAAGTTTTTAATATAAGATGAAATGAGAATTTTCATAAATTTGAAATAATTAGTAATAATTAATTATACTATACTTATCGCTTCAACTTCTTCAATTTTAGCTATTCGTGCTTCCTCAGCTGATATATTAGCACGGTAACTTTTTACTGAGTTTTTGATAAACTCTGCCACTTTAGTTTTGGCAAACTGGGCTTTGGTTTGCGGGTTATCTACTTGAACTTCTTCGTTATCTACAATAGTACTTATTTTATCCTGATACCCATGATAATGCACAAAGTCCGCCAAGACTCCTGTTACTTTATCGTCTGGTATATTTACTTCTAGTTTTAAAATCATAATTTTCACCTCCTAAGAACTGGCTGTGAGACCTAAAGTTGCAAGTAATGCGTTAATTGAGTTAATAGCTGTTCTTGCCTCTGCGTCTACTGTCGCCCCTCCTGTTGGGTCGGCTATATGGGCTGGTTGCACTACAGGTGTAGCTCCAAACAGGGCTATTTTTTGAGTAGACGATGTTCCAAGTTGAGTACCAGTTGTTGTATCCGTAACGATATTTTTAGCTCCAATATAGGTATCAGCTAACATTCTTATCTGAGTGGTTGCTCCAATATCTAGGTAGCCATCTGCCAAGCTGTCTATGTACTCATTCCCATCTGTTTGGGTAAAAGCTACCTTATCACCGAATAAAGCACTACCTGTTGGTGATATGTAAGCTAATACCACAGCACTGCTATCCTGCCACTCGGTGAGGTTTGCAGTTTGGGAAGAATGCCCCTGTACTTTAAGCTGAACTATATCTGATGAACCATCTATGAATTGCCCATAATACGAGGTTAATAATCCTGCATTGCTAATTTCTAATATATCTGTGGTGTAGTTGCTTATTGTCAATAACGGTCTGTATGTAACCGCACCATTTGCCGCCCGCAATGAAATATTCAAAACCTCACCAGTGTCAGTTACTAGGTCGGAGTTACTATCGGCAACAATTTGGTTGTTTGCTGCACTACCCGTTCTATTTCCCTTTAGTGACATTAAGGGGGTAAATGCTCCAGCCACACCAGTAGCATTGGTCAATTTGAAATAACCGTCTGTGGTTGCGACATCGTCTTCGTAGCAGTTGAATTTTGCCCCGTTTGTTGTAATAGTTAAACTTCCAGTTCCCGAGTAAGAAGAAGCGTTTGTGATACCGCTAACGTAGACCCTGTAATTACCCGTTCCAGCTGATGCACCAAACGTAGCATTCCCTGTCGGGTCAAATCTAAGAACGGTGGATAACGCAGTCTCGTTGGTTTTTACAATTCTTAAAAGTAAAGCCGATGAGTAGTTTGTAGCGGAGGGAGTTCCAGATATACTAGCTCTGATGTTGCTTATTTCTCTAAAATTCCCATCAATATATCCATATCCGATATTATTATAAACAACATCACTGGATTGTACGCTTGCAGGGGTTGCCAATGACCCTCTAGCGAACCTGTAATAAGTGTTTGCTCCCGATGTGGCAGAATCTTGATATGCGGTTATTCTATTTGAGGTTTGCCCCCCATCACGCCATATATCAAATCCTACACCAACTCCATCATTAACCTGAATCGTGCTTGAGAAAAGAGATGGTCTGGTTAACAGTGAGTAAATTGCATACGAATCGGTTATCCCTGTTACTGACCTAGCACCGATATGCACACCCGCTGCAATACCAACAGTACCACCATCGCTACATGCTGGCAAACTACAATCAATTCCCCACGCCTCGTCAATTACTGAACCCGCTCCACTTACATACGCTGCACCAGTCTCAATTCCTTTCCATTCTGGCAAAGTAAATCCAGCCGAGTGATACAGTACGGTATAGATTGAACCAAACTCCTGTATGGTCGATTGACCAGCGACAGTATAGTTTCTAAAAAACGTATTCATGTGCTGGCTTCCTGCACCAGAATACGCATATCCGTCAAAGTAATTAACTGCACCTGCTCCTGATGAAGTAGTAACTTGTCCTGAATGAGTTGTTTTTCCTGTAAGAGAAAGTGCGGTTGCATCTGCGGTAGAACCTAGATAGCTCGTACCGTATACGGAAAGTGCGCCAGCCGAAGGTATTACGTTAATACCCACCCTCCCATTTGTCGTATCTACTACTAAGACATTATCTTTTACCCCATCCTGCTCGACTACAAAAGCGGTGGTTGAGTTGGTGTTGATGGTTAAGGCACCTACCATAGTATCCCCTGCTTTTTCTACCCAGATATCACCTGTTCCACCTGCTATTAGACCGAGATTAGTACGTGCGGTTGCTACGTTATTGAGGTCTGATAAGTTATTTAAAATCTGTAAAAATGTAGCTGGGGCAGTTGTTGCGATATATGTATCTATTTGAGCGTGAGTATTTGTTCCAATATCAGTAAGTACTGTATGAGAGTGATTTGAAACTTCAGCAAGACTACCTGTTAGTTTTAAATAACGGGTATCAAGAGTTGTTAAATGAAGTTGATCTGCTTGTCCAATTCTGTTTCCTATTGACATATTTATCTTCCAGATAATTCATCACTTACTTCCATCACACGGATATCTGCCGTACTTGAGGCAACTCGACCATAAATAATCATTTCAGGTCCTGCATCAAGAGGTGGAGAATATGAATTTGCAGGGATTGGCAATCCGTTTCCAAAAGTAAATGTTGAACCACCAACTTCTAATATTTGAGATGAATTATTGTAAACAATAATAGATCTTCGACTTGTTAAAACTTCAGAAGGTAATGGAGTTAATGAAGATGAAACAGTAATCGCTGTTGTTTTTACAAATCCACGAAGTGAATTAATTGACATATGAGTTACGGGCATTGGATACTTTTGAGGAGGAAAATTACCAACATTTATAGTTGATGGGAAATTAACTTTAGGAATATTTATTTTATTTATAGATTCTTTTACTTCCCTTAAAGTATCTATGATTTCCTTAGCTTCATTTAAAGAGATTGATTTTTGTATTTCTTGTTTTGGAAATTCAATTTTTGGAAAATCTACTTCAATTTTTTGTTGCAACCTACCCCTTAAAGATTGAATTGCTTGTGTTACTTTATCTAATTTTGAGGATAATCCAGATAAATTTATTTGATTTTCAACTTTAACTTGACCTATAACTTTCTGAACTTCAGGGAACTTAACTTCAGGAATTTTTGGAAAAGGAATATTAGCTACTTTACTAAGAATTTTATCTACATTCGATAGTGTATCTGGTATAATTCTAAGTTGATCTTTTGTTTCAACTATTGTTTTATTCAACATCCTTAAAGTTTCCTCAGTTCCTGTACTAACTTCAACAACCGTATCATTTGAAGTTTTAAGATATTGATTTAGTTTAAATGAGATATTATCCAATTCATGTACTAACCTATTAATAGGTTCAATAAATGAATTATTATCAGATAATTCAGACTTTTTAGCTTCACTTCTATTTTTTTTTATTAAAGCTAATTTAAGTCTTGAATTATCTCTTTTTAATATCATGTTGTTGCTCTTGATGCAATTAAATATAATTTAGGTGTCCCAGTTGAACAGATATAATTAACTTTTTTAAATCTTAACTTTTCCATGTGATAAAACTGATTCGCAACAACTAAAAATGAACTTGAAGTTGCAGGATGACCATCAAAGCTAATAAAACATGTAGCATCAGCCACTAAATACAAAGCATTACATCCTGCTTCAAAATCCTCCGATTGGTTAGTTGTTGTTGGACTCACCATTCTAACTTCTTGCGCTTCCCAATTAGCCATATTACTCAACTCCTCTCTATTTATAAATTTATAATTTGATACTTACTTATTTTAGGTTTTTCAACAATTTTATGCAAACCATTATTTATTTCACTCTTTCCCATACTCTCAAGTTTTAAATGACGACATTCACCCATAATCTGTTCTATTTTAAATCCTGCCTCTTTTGCTTTAGTATAAAAATAAATATCCTGTCCACCATACCCCATTTTATTATCAGTCCATTTCATATCATTAAGCCTTAAAGACTTATCTGTTCTAAACCAAGGTTTATCAAGTTTCTCAAAAACATATGACTTAACCATCGTACATCCTAATCCTGCCCATAAAATCTTTCCTAATTTATCTTTTGCACTACAGCTATAACCATTGACTCCATAATCTACAAAGGCAATGTCCGCACTTGAAAATATAAGTTTTCTAAGTGACCCCTTAACTGGAACTGTATCTTCTTCAATATACCATAAATGTGTTGCCCCCTCAGCTAATGCTTTTTCAGTTAAAATATTAAAACTATCTGGGATTTGCAAACTACAAGTAAATATTTTAACCTCATCATAAAAATATTTCTTTTCATCTTCAATTGCCGAAATTACATCTGTAAATATAAATCCTCGACTTGGGATTATGATAGCAATCATATTAATGTCCTGTCTTTTCAAATCTCTCAACGTCTGATGAACTAACGGGTCTTGTATTTAAATCTCGACCTAAATATTTACGACCCCACTTTCTTTGATATTCAAGCCCTTTTCTACCTGTTAAAAATTCTCCCTCATGAGTTTTAACTCTTGATCTTATCTCATTCCAATGAGAAGCTCTTTTATCATTTCCTGATTTTATTATAACTATTGCCATATTTTTATAAACTTATATAAATGCCCTTGGTGGTGTCTTTACACCACCAAGAACTTTACATAAAATCTTACGACTTTATATGTTGCAAGAAAGTTGGTCTCAAAGCTGTGTATCCGTATATAACATCAACAACAACTAAAGTACCCAAGTATTCAAGACGGTAATCCGCTTGTGTTCTTGGAGCCTGTTGTAGTGCTAATGCAATACCTTCCTTATGAAACATCATGTTATGAGTTTGTGTAGGTGTACCAGCAGTCTGAGTTACCTGTTTGGTGTAATACACTGGAACTCCATAAATGTCTCCCCACATATACCTTGAGTTTGGTCCTGTTCTCACAACAGTTGGATCTTGATATTGACCCATATAGTCAGCTTTAACGAATTTATCAATTCTCATTAAGGCTGTTTTTTGGGTTGGATAGATAACTAATGCTCTATCATCAAGAGGTGCGTTTGCTAAATCCAAAGATTCAGCAGCGGCAAGAATCGTTGCATCAGTGATATCTGTTCCATAAGCTCCAACATCCGTATTTGTGGATGAGGAATAAACGCCTAATAAATCAGTATCAACAGATCGTGCAATAGATTCACCTGCTTTTGAAGTATATTCCGCCATTAAATCATAGCTGGCTTGTACCTTCAAAAGATCCTCCACTAAAAATGACGATTCTTTATGGGTTGTTATAGAGATTGATGTGTTTGATTCAGTTGGACTTTGTAAAGTTACTTGAGTATTAGCAGACTTTGTTGAAGCTGATAAATTGCTCAAATTTGGAATATTAATAGTATTCCCTTTACCCTCAACTAAACTATCAAATCTCTTAACTAACGGCTTTTTGTTATCGCAAGTTTTCTATTTCTTGCTTCTGATTATTCCTAATCAGTTCGGAACATATCTTCCTCTTTTTAAAGAGTGGGAGCGTTTGTTCTCTACGCTTTTAAGGATTTCTCCTATTTAGTTCGGCGGTTACCCGTTCTGGGTGTTCCCCGAGTTTGCCCCCTTTTTGATAGATTTTAACCTATTTTCAAGTGCTAAATCTAAAAGGCCCCGTTATTGAGCCATTACTAAAGCATTTTCAGTTGCTCTAAGTACCTCCGCTGACCATACTGAGGGAATAAAAGAATCCCCCGTTGTGGTCGTCATCTGATCTGTACCGAGTGCCATATTATTTTTTCACCCCCTATCTGTAGTCAATTTATAATTGACCCTTTCTATACATAGCCAAAATAGAAGCTCTATTTTGTTCATACCATGCTTTATTTTCAGGCGTTGGGTGCTTCATAACTTCATCAATCTTTTCACGACTGATTAAATTATTATCACGTGTTTCTGCCGTTGAACTTGCATTTGGTACATAGGCTTTAGTTTTTCGGCTCTTCTCAAGGGTTTTAAGCCTGAGATCAAAAAGCTCGTCTTTAAATTTCTGCTCATATGCGGCTTTTGGATTATAAATACCTGTATCATTCATGTATTTTTCCATCTCACCTCTGTTATAAACAGGTCCACCGTCTTGTCCGTTAAAAGTTGACTCATATTTTGAGTGTTCGGAATCAAGAACTCGTCTATCCTCCATTGACTTGAGTTTACTCTCAAGATAATCTTGGTCAACGAATTTTCCAACCTTTTTAACAAAACCTACGGCTTTCTCAACATCTGGAGTTACGCTTGGATCAACAGGCTCAGGA